ACTAGGCTTAAATGCTTTTGCATCGGTTCTTCCTACATATCCATTGATTTTTTCTGCAACGCCGGGCTGTGTTAACTGATCGAGTGTAGCCTGTAAAAACTTATTATTTGCCTGTGTTCTAAAAAATCTAGGCAATAGATCGCTCGAACGTCTCTTGTTGTTGCCTGGTATCGGTAAACCAAATTCGTTTTGTTCATCACTTGACATCAGTCAATTAACCTCCGGATGTTGTGCTTTGAATCCCAGTTACTGGATTCGACACACTGGTAATTATTTTTCCACTTGCTCGCAAGTTAGTAGCAGTAAGTTCGTTGATGACCTGCACATCGGACACCTGTGCAGAACTTATAAAAATTTCGTCACTCTCGGACTTTATTTCAAATAAGCTCCCAAATGCACGGTCTGCATTTTTCGGTACTATAACCACACTTACAAGTCTCGGTGTTAGAGAATTCATTATAAATGCAGCCAATTCTTGGAAATAGAAGGTGTCTCCAAAATTCCAATTTTCTATTGCAAAAAACCTATTAACAGCACTGATAACATCAGCTTTTAATTCGTTTTCGTTGGTAGGAATTTCTCTGTTTTTTACTATTTTAAAATCTACTTGCAAATCTTCACGTGCGCCCTGACCGAACAATATCTTATACTTAACTGGATGATAAACAATTTCATCACTTATTGATTTGATATTATTTAATTGAGAACCGTATTGTCTAAACAATTGATCAGTGCTGGGTGGTAATGGCATACTAGGTCTGCCGCCACGCAAGAATCTACGCACTTCTCTATCATAGTTTCTTGTGAGAACATAGGTATCAATTATGTTGCTGCTCGCAGGATCAATTCTATAATTTGAATCAGCAACATGAAGATAATAGAAACGTAGATTACTGCGACCCACAAATGCTCTATAATCACTGTTTAATTTGATATTGTTATCAGCTACACTGATCTGCTTGAACACATTTTCATCTATCAAATAAAATATTTGATTGGGATTGTCATAAGAACTATACGCACCAATGGCATCTTCATTTTGTACAATAACAACAGTCCCGTCACTGTTTGCAAAGTATTTAAAATCCTCTACACCGTCAGCAGTGGTATATTTTTTTTGGAATATAAATTTATTTTGAGAATTCACTGTTGGTTGAACTATGTCTAAAAACAATTCAGGATTATCAGGAACACCGTCATCATCTGAATCAAAAAATTCTATTTGAATTTTTCTAGTATCCACATATCCGTCTTTGTCTCTAAATGAATCACTGATGCTCCAATCAAAATCTCTGTTAAAAGAACTGTTGTTATCAGGCTGTTTGTTGACACTTAAAACTTTGATTTTATCTTTTTGAACTTGGCCAGTTTTTGGGTCGTAAATCTTGTCAGCACTGTCAAAAAAGAAACGTATTTCTCCTTCGCTTTCAAAAACATAACGTAGGTTTCTATAAGTGATTGTGTATTTTTCCCCATCATTTTTAAAATACAACAACCAACTGGAATCTTGATTTTCTCCAGTAGTACTACCTGTCTTACCTAAATTAAAATCTTCTACTGTATTGATATTTTCTTCAGTGATCAATTTCCATCTTCTGTCATTTTGATCATACCTCAAAGCATAATCTTTATATGCAAAAGTTCTATCAATCATTTGAACTCTCAGATCTTGTACAATAACTCTTGACAGTCTAGGAATAATCTGTTGTATTGTGCTGCCCGAAGGAATAGTGTCATTGATGAGAATTGGACCAGCAGTGTTTGGAGTATTTCGTGTTCCGTCTTCGAACACATTGATAATTTTAACCCACTTGTATGACAGTGCGTTTTCTTGTTCAGGATCATCAGTTAATTTTCCATCAGCTGTAAAATATTGACCTTCGGGTGGAACAAATTTTACCAATGAATCTGTTTCTATATATCTCAAAGCATTACCAGTAAAGGCGCCAACTTTAACAGCAGAACCTTCTTGTGTTAATTTACCGCTGTTTAGATTATTTTGATCAGTAATTGATTCCCAAACAGTGTTTAGGTCTGTTGTGACAATTCTATTGAATTTATTGTAATAGAAATTTCTCAGTTCATCTGATGCTATTATAGGTTCTACTACGTTGTAGATTGCACCTTCTATGTCGCTCTGTGTTGCAAAGGTAAATTCTTGTTTTTTAGTAAAACTTTCTTGGTATATTACACCATCATCTGCATATAATTGTGTTTTACTGTATTTTCCAGATGGATCTTTGAGATCATAATATCTGCTAATACCGCTGGCAATTCTGTTAACACTTTTGGTTTTTATGATATCAGTGCTGATTCCCAGAGGACCGATGTTGTAGTCTTCGCCTGTGATCAATCTATTCTGCGTATAATATGTTGCAGGTGCATTGGTTTTGATTTCAGTGTTTGATTCTGTGACTCTGCCGTTGGCAACAGTTTCTTTGAGACTTAGACCAATTGTGAGAATTTCTTCTGTGTTGCTTCTGCTGATATAAGGAATATCAATGAGAACATTGGTGATATCACCTGGGGAAATTACCATGTTTCTGTTGTCACTGGTACGGTAATAGACTCTAAATCCTCCTGAAGGTAAATTACCAAACACTCCGTCGCTGAATACTAGGCTGATTCTGTCATCAATTCTAGTTGTAACAGCATATACATTTCTGTTGTTTTCAAACAAACTGTTGTAAATGATATTGTTGCCTTCTACACTTTCCAGCTTGCTCCAAATGGCAGTTTCGAATCCGCTTGAATCAATCGAATATAACCATACATCTGAATTATTGATGTTTACGCCATCGATATTAACTATTTGATTTGGTATAGGATTGTCAATTGTGAATGCACCATTTTCTAATCGGCCCTGTCGAAAATGCATAAAGAAACCAGAATTGGCACTGCCTGCACCTTGATTGTTGTTTCTGTAAATGAAGCTAGGAGAATTACCGACCACTGGTGGTTCTTCTACAATATTACCGTTGAAAATCGAAGTGCTTACTATTTCAAATTTTGTACCCACGCCTTCTACACTTCTGTCAAAACCAAAAACAGGTATATCAACATTTGCACCGTTAAATCTATACTGTTCTGTGCTAACATCGCCAATAAAGGCACTGGAAATAGGTCTCCCAAAGGTGTTATTGACAGGTAGTGCAGCGTTGAGTATTTTCACAAATTGTTCAAAAAAGTTGCTGTTAGAACTGTCGTTCCATCTAACAGTGCTGCCTGCGAGATTTCTTCCTGTGCTGTCTCTCACTGATTCTGTGGTTTTTAGAGTTTCAAATTTAAGCAAACCGTTTGCTGCTAGATTTCTTCGAGGATTATAAGAAATCAACCTTGCCAAACGCAGAACACTCTCCCTACGTTCTGCTGTTTCTAGAAAATTTTCTCTTGCGTTTAGATCAACACGGAAACTGAGGTTTTGACCTAAAAACGCAATGAGATCAATCAATGCAAGATATTCTGAACTTTCAATATAGTCATTGAAATCTTCTGGATAATTTTGACGCAGGTAATTGATCATTGTTCTGCGTAAATTGTCAAAATCGTAGCTTTGAAAGTCTGCGTTTCTAAAACTTTGATATATTCTCTTCCAGTCTTCGGTCGCCAATAACCTAGACTGTCTATCTGTTGATGACATACTCAGTTCCTTGTTCTATAAGATATTTATCTGAATTTAAAAACTGCGTATATTATTCTATCACAGCGGATTGATCAAAGCGGAACAACATTTGTTCACTGATGTTGTAGGGAAGATATGACAGTATGCAGGATATTTCGATGCCGCTTTCATAGGTGTCTACCAGTATTTCTTCTACCCGCACTCTCTGATCATAATTACAGATTTTAGTAACATTGTCTACAATTGCAGTTTTTACATCATTTGTAAAAGGTTCAAACAATAGATCCCAGATAATAGTTCCAAATGTAGGATCTGATAATTTTTCACCTTGACGTATGTGGAAATGATTGACAATGTCCTGTTTGATTAGTTCAAAATCATAGAGAGCAAAATTTTCTGTATTGGTGTTTACCGTTGAAAATCCTCTGTAGGCCCGACCTACATTTGGTCTGCGAGTTTCGCCTTGTACTTGTACTCTTTTGTATAGATTTTTTTCCAGTGTGCTCATATTGTATTTATTTTAAATTAAACATTTCCAAAAACTGTTTGTCCTATCACCCGTGCGCCCGGCGAGGATCTCATTCTATACATAAAATCTATATTCGTCCCTGGTCCATAAGCTCTAGGATTATTAGATGTAAAATTTAACCAACTTCTATTAGAAGACGGTAAATAATCTAATACTGCTTGAACTGTACCTGCAACTTGGGTTTGTGTAGGATTAGAAAAATTTCTACTAGGTCTTCTATCTCTCGGAGTTCCGGTAACTGCTTGAAATTGGTTTGTTTGATTTAGAACTGATATAACATCGTCGGGGTATCTGGACGATCTTACTCTATTTAAAATCACCGCCATGACCGCTCCTCTTTCTGGTTGATTTGGACTTGCTTCTGCAATTGTTGCTCGAACTAACCAATCCCACTCTTGATCTGTCAGTGATCTACCTAGGAAATCTGAAGCAACTTGTCTTGCCTCGGCGTTTCGAGATCCTCCAAAATCTAAAGCTTGAAGATCTCCCGGCGACGGTGACCAACTACCACTTTCTGTCGATGGGCCAAGGCCGCCTCCCGGATTTCTTGACGGTTCATTAGCAAAATTAAATCCTGATTGATCTATTCCGGTTAATTGCACTGTTGCATCATCGAGCCTAGTTCTTAAATTCCGTGACACATTGTTTACTGCTTCTCGTAGAACCGTTGTTAAATTACCGTCACCCCAATAACCCGCCGATCCAAGACCTGTAATTTGTCCTCGACTTGGCGTCTCGTCATAATGCAGAAATCCTCGGCGAGTACTACTATCCTTATAATAATCGTATAAACCTAATCCAGGCCGGACACCCCTTGCATTGGCATTAGCAATTAATTCTTCTGCCAGTCTACGATAAAGTAACGGATGATGAAATGATTTTATTTTATTACCATTAATTACTATTTCAAAATCAGCTGCATGTCCTTGAGGATGATTAGGAGTCCCGCGAGTTCTGACAAAAAGACCTCCGCCTGCTATAATTTGCACTGATCCATTAGGAATAACTTTACTAACTGCTAAACTTATTGAATCAAGAATATTTTGTCTAGGAAGAACATCCTGTAGTGGAGAACCATCCATTCTCATATTAGCAGGAAGACGTCTAGGCGGAAGTATAGTTGTGCCATTGGACCTTCTTCTTTCATTCGGTGGAATATTTTGATTTGGTGGGGGCTGTATAGTTGATATATCAGTCGGAATAGGTCCATCACCTAGATCAGTTATTCGATCATTAGCTGATGTAGGTGCAACACCGTCAAAGTCAAGATCGTTAGAAGTATACTCTGTTCCTTCAATTAAGCCACTGGGATTGCTTACAACTCCAGTTCTTCTAGAACCTGTAGATCTTCCTGTACCGGTACTTCCTGTACCGGTACTTCCTCTAGGTGATGTTATATCTTCATCATTACCGTATGCTCCGGGAGATCCGGTATCGATATTTCCACCCGATCCGCCAATTCTCGTACTGGTTTCTATACCTGCTTGTCCTTTTGCAAAGGTATCTGGCGTTAATATTTTATCAGCTGTTGGTAGTCTACCTAGTCTTTCGAGATCAGTTTCGTGCTTTTTAAAGGCAAGCGGATTTAGGTTTTCATGATGCGGCCATGGCTCGTGTTGAGGGACCCTCGGTATTGAAGTTAAAAACGAAATTATTTCTCCCGTTCCGGGTATAACCTTTGGCAATGTGTGAGATCGCAGTTGCGGAGATAAACCTGACGGAGTATTAGCGGAGGTTGCAGCATTTGCTGTAATGGCGGCACCGGCGCTTAGTGCTGTAACTGCATCAGCTGCTGAGTCAGGTCCAGATAATGACGGTATTGCGCCAGGACGACCTCCAACATGTCCGGCAGCCGCAATAGATTGATTCGAGTATAAGTTGTTCGGAGTTTCTATATTTCCACCAACAAACAGGTTAGCACTTGCATGTACACTACTTGAAGCTAAAGACAATTTGCCACTTGCTTCTAGTGCTATTTCGCCACCTGAAGCTAATGACATTTGGCCGCCTGATTGCAGTATTAATACACCGGCTGAGTTATTTTGTATTGTAGCTGCTTGCTGTATTAAATCTGCTCCAGCTGAAGTTTGAATCGAAGCAGCAGCCGTTGTAAAAATACCAGAACCCGAATTGTCATTGATAGAAGCACCACTGGTTCTAAGTATTTCAGCCTCAGCCCTTGTATGATGTTGAGCCCCGGCGCGATCGTAAATATTTGCCCCGGTACTAGTTCTATGGATAGAACCATCAGCAGTTTGCATCAATAGACCAGTGGCTCTATCATTTATATTACTGTCACTGGTTCTATATATGCTGTGGCCTGCTCTTTGATGTATTGATCCTGTTGCTTCTTGATAAGTGTTAGATCCTGATTTTATGTGGATATTAGCCTCAGAACTCAGCAAGATATCGTTAGTTGATCTTATTTCAAAACTTTGCTGTGTTTCAAAAACTATTGCTTCGTTTGAATATACCCGTGACTCGTTGGTTCCTTCAATTCTAACAATTCCACTACCTGTGCCCTGTTCTACTGGCTGATAGTCACTCCAGCGACTGCTGGCATTGATATTGACATTTCTACCAGCTTCCATATTGATATCGCGTTCGGCACTTAGATTAAAATCATTGTCTGTGTGCAGGGATATACTGTCGTTGGCATAGATATCAATTTTACCATCTGATGTAAACTCTAACCAAGCTGTGCCTCTGCTGTTCGAAATATAGATCAAATCTTCTGAATTATGCATCAATATCTGATGACCAGTTCTTGTTCTTATTCTCACTAATTCATTCTGAGGAATAGTTTCGTCGCCGCCTGTTTCACCGATTTCTCTGTTTACATAAATGGGTGGTCCGTCTTCAGCGTGCGTAGCACGAATGAATTTGTCATCTCCGTCATCCATTACAAAGCTAGATCCGCCCAGTCTATTGAACGGAATTTGTACTTCTTCGCTTTCTGCCCCATACGGTGTAGTAGGATGTCCTACTCTCTTGTCAAGTGGTCCCGGCGTACTCATACCAAATACCATACTTGGTGTTTCTCTTCGAGCACTGCTAGTGGTTGTACCTCTTGCTTCGTCGTCTAACAAACCCTGAACTTCTAAAACTTCCGTGAAATCTTTGTTAAACGGTTTCCTAAACAGTGTAGGATCAGTTGCTTCTCCAGTTTCAATTAATTTATTGTACTCACCCACAGGCAATTTTTTACCGTTTAGATTTTCCGGTGCAGTTTCTGTGGTTAAAACAGTGCTTACTCCGGGCCCGCCCGGAGTCATGAAATTCATATTAGAATCTTGTATACAGCCTATCCAATACCCATACGCTCCGCTGGATTCTGCAAAAATAACCAAAACTTTTGTTCCAAAATCTGGTGGTACAGCCCAAAATCCGTAGCTTGATTGTGTGTTTTGATATCCGTCATTTTCATTGAGGCCTAGATATGGAGTAACACCATAGAAAGGTGAAACATATCTCACCGCAACCAATTGCCCACTTCTTCTAGCCACATTAGAACTTCCGCGGTGACGAAGTATTTCCACAAGCAGTGTTCCTTGATAGTACCTGTCAAGATGGCTTACAACCATAGCTTCATACGGACCGTTGTTACCTAGGTCTCCGTCTCTCAGTGCTGATCTAGTATATTGATACATTTTTATTATTGTTCCTTATTGCGCCTAACTAACAAATATTTGATCTGGTCCTCTAGGGTCGCTGGCATCAGGACGCGGTAATGGGTTACTCCTATTTACAGGAGATAATTGATCTCTTCCTCTAGGATCAAGTACATCTGCCCTACTACGTTCAACTTCTCTTTGTTCGGCTTGTCTTTGTGCGGCTGCTAGTGCGGGATCAACTTCACCTACATTATAACCTTCTACAATCGAAGGTGTACCACCAACGTCGGGTATTTGATCTCTTCCTCTAGGATCACCGGCATCAGGATTCGGAGTAGTTTGCACACCCGGATTGTCAAATTGGCTTTCGGGCGACGGAAACGATTGCGGTCCAAGTGGATTAATACCATTGATGCCAATATCGTTTACTTTTTTGCCCAATCTAAAATCATATCTATCATCATATGGATGAATTGGCTCATATTCATAGGGATTATCTACAGGAATCTGAGAAAGATCAACCACCGACTGAGATATACCTGCATGTCCTCCACCGGCAGGCCCACCAACTACAGCAGTGTCAGCCTGTCTTCCCGAAGATCTACCTTGTGCCGGACTGACTCCAGAAGTAGTGTTAGGACCAATGGGCAATCGAATATCATTTCCTCTAGGAGTTCTTCTAATATCTTCGAGCATATCAGCACAAGTACCGCAATCATGGCCTGCTCGTAGACCTCCAATTCTTCCTATTCTTCTTGATTCATCTGCCATTATACTTCTATGCTTTCGGGTAATTGTGGATCTTCAGATTCATCTGTTGTGCCTTCATCAGAACCTTCAGTAGGTGTTTCGGTAACATCGTTGTCAATACCAGGTATTTGTTCTGGTCCTCTAGGGTCGTTGGCATCAGGACCCACTTCTGAATCTGAATCGGTAGAACTACCTCCGCACGGAAGAGGTATACTTTCGAATTGTCCAGATAACTTAAATTGAAAATCTTCTAATCTTAGCGTTCCCCGTAGCCAATCTTCGTAATCACACTTTTGTTTTAAAATTTCCATACACATTGCATCTTGTACTGATTCCGAGAATCTTACTAAATCTCTATCTAATTCTAAAAAATCAGCAGCTTCTATTATCTGCGAAGAAACAAATTGATATCTTCCTACTGCACCTGTTCTAGAATAAAATTCTCGACCAGGTATTTGTTCTGGTCCTCTAGGGTCGCTGGCATCAGGATCTAGAGTAGGTGTTTCGGTAACATCGTTGTCAATACCAGGTATTTGTTCTGGTCCTCTAGGGTCGCTGGCATCAGGATCCGCTTCTGGTCTTGATCTTGCTGCATCATCTGCCTCTGTGTCAGCAGACGGGGCTCCAAAACCTTCTATCATATTTAGCTGAAACTGTAACAATTGGTTTATGGAAAATCTAGTAATCTGCGGATTACTATTTCCGCCAGGGTATACCGCAGTATATCGCCCATTGGACTCTTTAGATGCAATAAAATCTAACATTTCTCTGTCTCTTTGATTAATAATATAATACTCAGATTCATCTATAATACTAGGACTAGCACCTCCAGGACCTGCGCCTTCTCCAGTAGTAAAATCACCTGAATCAGGAGGAAGGTCTGCCGGAGTACCACGATCTGCATTATTTACTGTACCCTGTTCACCTGCAGACATATCTGAATATTGTTGACGAGGTTCAACAACTGATATTCCTGGTGGTAATTGTGATTCTTCAAAAATTGCTATTATACCTGTGTGCGAATAATCAGTATAGCTAAGGTTGTGAGGTCTGCTGCTAGACTGGACCGGGCGGCCTGCGCCATTGTTACCGCCATAAAGTCCATAATAATCTCCGGGAGTAAATCCATCATTGATCCATATTAATTTTTCTTCTTGTCCAAATTCGGTATTTGGATCTCCGTTGAAATTTTCAAGATGGCGTCTATAAGCCACTTCGCCTTCTATATTTGTTCCGATTCCAGGAGCACCATATAACCCCGTTAGTGGTCTACTATCATTGCGAGTAGCAACAAAAAGTAATACTGCCTCGTCACTGGTAGGCAGGCCGCCGCCAGTTTGTGCAAGTGTACGGGGAAGATTTACCGTCCAAGTTCTTCTAGTTTCGGATTGAAATTCCCCGGGCGCAATTCTTCCGTCAGGTCCAAATATCCTTACTGCATAAAACACAGTACCATCCGATTTTTCTATTCTAACCGCTACATTTCCTAGTCTACCAATTTGTCCTGCCATGTTTTTACCTTTGTTTGTAATATTTACAAGAATATTTTTTTAGTTTGTTTAAGTTTGACATTATATATCAAAAAACGTCCGACGCGGTGCTACAAATCGGCGTTCGAAATCAGGTCCTGTGTTCGGGCGCTCAGGAATTGGATTATCACCAAAAAGATTTTGGAAACCATTTCCGGTTGGTGGGCGCTGGACCGGGCGGGTTGGAGAAGTAGATCTTGGACTCAGTAGTCGTTCTCTTTGCCATGCAGGAACCGGCGGCAATGGCGGGCCTTGAATCGGATCCGCTGCCCCTCTAAAACGTGGCTCAAGAGAAGATCGCGTTCCGAAGGGCGGCGGCGTCAAGGGTGAAATCCTAGATCTATCAGCTGCTGCCTGAGCCAATCTAGGATCAACCTGTCCTATACCATAACCAACCGGTGGAATAACAGGACGACTTCCTGCCAATTGAGGACCTATACCCGCTGCACTTGCCAATCTAGGATCAACCTGTCCTATGCCATAACCAATTGAACCTGACGGAAGTCCGGCTCCTCCAGATGGTAGAGGCACTAGAGTGTTTTCTTCATTAGGAACAACTGCACCTCGGGTACCTGTCGGTTCAGCATTTTGATTCTGTCTTCTCAATAGTTTGAGAGTCTGTGTGAATTTACCTTCATAGAATTTGTTTGTAACTGCCCATATTTGGAAAACTCCACTGAAAGGTCTAACCAATTCCGGCATGTTCATAACAAACCCATTGATTGGATAATCCAATGGTGTTTTAAAATTAACTACACACAGCACTTCATTCTGCATGTAATTCATGGTGCTGTCTTGTGTTAGACTGGGTCCAGCTGGTTCAGAACTGTAATTTCCCTGTTCTGTGGGTATAAAATACGGATCTCCCCAGATCTCCATTTCTGCTGTAACCATGTTATAGGGAGAATTTATAATGGTTTGATGAACACTTTCTGCAATTCTTCTTCTGACACCCGAATCACCTGCTTCATATGGTGAAGACACTGGTCCAGGATCAGTTTCTGTAACATGATTAGCCATTGCAGAAATTTCGGCACCTGCGGTACTGCTAGTAGTTCTATCAGTCATTCGAGAACCAGCTCTATCTTCAGGACTGGTCTGTTGATTTTGGCCAGTTTCTGTACCTTGATAAAAATTAGCTAAAATATTCTGATAAAACGCTTGATTGAAGTTTAGATTAAATTCTAATATATCTTCGTTTTTTCCTGAATAGATGTAATTATATTCTTTCAGTGCTTTGCGTTTTAAATCATCATTGCCAGTCGGTGCTTCGCCGGGTCCTATTAATTTTGCTTCATCTGGAAAATATGGGTGAACTGCATACACATAGGTTTTTCTAGTTGTACCATTTTCTGATTCTGCTGCGCTGTCGGGTTCTATAAAAACCATGGTTTCTATTCTAAACCATTTGAAAAACGGAATATCTCTTTCTTCAGACGGAGCATCTAAAATATAACTACTGGTCATAAGCACGTCTTCGATCATATCAGTAACTCTGGTGCCTTCATGCCAATCATACAATCTAGTTCTACCTTCAGTTTGTACTTCAGCATATTGTCTGTTAAACAACTGATTTTCACTGTCGTATGCTGTGGCTGCACTGGCGTGCGGAGCTCTGTCAGTGGCTCTGGCATCATCCCAAACAGGACTTTTTCCAATTACATTGAGATTTGCTTCATCTTGTGCCCAGGCTTTCAGCCTTTGATATGTTTGCGGTGATGATGAATATAATACTTCTACTTCGGTTTCTGCGTCAGGATCATCGGGCTGTACTTCTGATTCTTCGCTACCGGTTTGAGTGGCAATTTCTTCCCCAGAAGTTCTTGTTAGATTTTCACCTGTTGTACCTATCCCTTGTGCAGCCTGATACAGTGCCGTTTTTGTTTTTGGAAAACAGATTATATAACGATCCCCACCTTGGATTTGACCTTCTTGTTCTAGGTATTCTATTCTGCTGCTGAGACTTCTTCCTACACTGTCTGCCGATGTTTCCAGCACTTCTGCTACGGTTCTTCCAGCAGCTTCAATATTCTCCAATGACTGATTCACATTGTTTGAAAGAGCATGTTCGCTGTATGCAACTGCATTAACTGTGTATGTACTGCCCTGCTCAGTGACATCGAAATCCATTTTAGTAAACATAATAGGAACATATTTTGGACGTTGAATTCTCAGTGGTCTATCACCTGTTTCGTTCCATCCTACAAAGTCAATTTTAATACAAAATGGTGCCTGCATGTACTGCTGATACCCAGCTTCTTCTGCACCCAATACTATTGCTTCAATAAACTTTCCCATACTGTAAGGTTCAATGATTTTGAAACTTATGGTAGTTCCCAGTGTTACACCGGTGTTTTGATTAGGAGCAACCACAGCATCAATTTCTAGATCTTCGATGTGATACTCCATGTTTTTTGCACCTTCTTCAAGTGTGCGAACTCGACGATCATATGAGCCGCCTCCGCTTTGAACTATCACTCGTTTAAATCCACCGTTTCTATAGTTTGACGGGAAATTGTATTCTTCGGGCTCTAATATTCCCAATGTGATGATATAATTGTAGTGATTGAATTTTCTCAACGGACTCAGTAATTTAGGACCATTTTCAGTTTTAATAATTTCACCATCTGCATATGACAAATTATTTTCTTGATAAAAATCACTGCTGTTTAGTGCACCGCTCAACAGCGTTGTTATACCTGTAAATATGCCCCCAATAAACTCAGTTAAATTTGTTATTTCTTGAGTAATGATACTAGCTGCTGAATTGATTTGGCTTGCAAGATTGTAGCCAAAATTTACCAATTGATTAATAGGCTCCATGATTCTTGCAATACCGGCATCAACCAGTTGATTGATTTTGGCTTCTATAATTGCACCAGGATTGGTCAACAGCGTGCTTACCGTGTCTATTGTATTTGTTACATTTGCAATTCTGCCAGTGATTCTTTCTAATCCCTGAGTCAATCTACCGTTGAATTGTGTAACTGTTTGAGTTATATTATCAAATGGTGCACTTAGCCCAGAAATAGCACCACCTATTCTTCCTGTTACACCACCAACTGCTCTAGACAATCCAGCAGCAGCACCAGTGCCGGCGCCAGTTATTCCACTTATTGCACCGCCTATGTTGTTGATCGATTGGCTAATTCCAGTTGTTGCTCCGGTTATTACTCCACTGATGCCAGTTATTGTTCCGCCGATATTATTGATAGCACCGGAAACATTTGCTAGACTGCTGTTTAATTGAGTAGCAAAATTTCCTATTTGTCCTATCACAGGAACCTGTGCAACAATACTGTCAATTGTAGAGCCAATATTAGAAGCTATTTGTCCTGCAACTGCATCTACATTAGATACAAAGCCGCCAATCCCTGAGTCAATAGCAGCAGTTGTTTCAAGTATCGCCTGTTGAACTGGAGAAAGTATTCCATCTATAGCACCAGTTAAATTAGCAGCAAACTGAGTTAAATTGCTATTGATTTGTTCTGCAAAAAGATTGAGATTTCCGAATCCCTCAATACCATTTTCTAATAATGGCGGCAAACTCCCTAATGCTTCTGTAATACCACCAAAGATATCATCAATTCCGTCAATAGTGATACTTGGAGTAGTCGGGCTTCCGGAATTCCTCGGATTAACAACTGGTGCTAAACTCGGAGATGAAGGAGGCCTATCTTCAGGTCTATCTTCTCTAAATCCATCATCAGGGCGCACAGGCCTTGGAGTTACCACACCACTTGGTAATTGTCTAGGTAAATTTCTAGGTATCGATGCCATATTATATTCCTATTCTCGATCTTAAAAATTGCCCTTGTGGTAAAAATATTCTAGTCCCTGCTACAAAATCATACACAGGATCTTTGATCACATCTGGATTTCTCTGTGCAAATATCCACCATAGACGTCTTTCGCCATACAGATCATGAGCTAGTAAATCTGGCCTATAGGTATAAGCAGAAGTTATTTCATAGAGAACATCATCGTTTGCACGTGGTACAGCCTGCGGTTGTAGAATATCCAAATATCCAAGATCAGTTACAGGAGTTTTAGAATATGGTGAAAATTGATTTTCCATTAAATAAATCCTTCTGGGCCGCCAACAAAGCCGCCATTCGCAAATTCTTTTAGATTGAATCTCGAAACTGATGATCTTGCATAGTTCGGAGATACTGTAACTGTTAAAGTTGACTGAGTCGGAACATAATTAGGCGTTCCGTCAATGTTAACGCTGATGTAATCAACATCGGATGGCAAATCAACAGTAAAATTTGACAAAACACAGGGTATATTGTTTAACACGTGTTTTCCATATCCGTTTAGCCGAGTCATCAATGGCGGATTACCTACAAGATCACCATTTCCGTAAAACATTTTTGTCATAGTTCTTAGAAAATGTATGCAACCAACCCAGTAAGCTGCATCTGCTTCATCTTCTACAAAAAATTCACCAGTGATAGTAATATCATTAACAACACTGTTTTGAAACGCATGGAATGCATAATTTGTGTGTGTTGGTTGTATCTGTGAATAGTTTGCACTCTGTTGAAAGTAAATAACAGGATTAAACGGAAATACCATTTTTCCATCTGTTTGTTTTATCAAAGGTGCTAACACAGAACTACCGCTTATTTCGCCCGGAACTGTGAGACTCACACGCCAATCAAAATTAGAATTTCCGGCGGCGCCTGCACCTCTTACATCTTCTATCAATTTAGCTTGAACAGTTTTATTAAATGCTTTAGGAGGAGGTGCACCATAGGTGATATTTTGTAGAGCATTGGTTTTCATTCTTTTTTTAGTACCAAAACTATCAGGAGAAGCTCCATTGAAAACCTGATCACCCGATGTGTATTCAGCAGCTGATAATCCAACATTTGTAGGAATTTGATCTGACCTCACATATGCTCCTGCACTGTTTAAAAGAGAAGCACTGGAACTGGACAATCCTCTGGTAACATTGTCTACCAAAGATGTTGCGCCCTGCGAAGTTCCTTGTGCTACAGTGCCTATGCTGAATCCATTAAAAATACCGGTGGCCATTTTGTTCTCCTCTTATTATTTAGTTGACAAAATTAAATGCGTATATTATTATAAATAATAGTGACTTAGGAGTAATAATGAGAAAACAAAATTATCTCAACAACAAAGATATTTTAAAAGAAATACACAAATCAAAAAACACTTATAACAGTTATGTAGATCCTGAGTATGCTGATTATGATATAATTTTACCCAGCATAGAAAAAATAAACATAAGAACAATTGCCGAAGCAAAAAGAAACAAAGCAAAAAGATTAAGCACTGAAGATTACGAACATAGAAAATCAATCGGTGAAAAAGTTAAACAAATTGATTGCGAAATCGATTATAAAACTATAGAAAAAACAGATTTGATTTTTAGAATTATGACGTTTGATCATATTCCAGACGAACCCGGAAGAAAAAAGAATCCAAAAACTGTTGCCGACACAAAAACAAAATTAAATTTTCCACCTTTTCAACATTGGAAGTTTGACGAAAGCGACGAACTTGTTTGTGTAGGTAAAAGTCATTGGATAGGCGGCATGGAAAATGGATATTTTTCTAAAGATCATGGAAAATCTACTAATAAACTAGCAATGATGTGGATGAAACTGGTAGATCGTTATGCTACAAGAGGAAATGTTCGAGGTTATAGTTACAACGACGAAATGAAAGGCCAAGCAATTGTACAACTGGCACAGATTGGACTTCAATTTGACGAATCAAAATCCAACAATCCATTTGCTTACTATACTGCCGCAGTTACTAACAGTTTTGTTCGTGTAATTAACATAGAAAAACGCAACCAAGTGATACGAGATGATATTCTCGAAATGAATAATTTAGACCCTAGTCATTCTCGACAGGCTGAAGGTGAATGGGAAGCCAGTGTTAAACGGAATGAATCAGCCAATGCTACCGAATTTACTAAAAAATAGTCATTGACAATTGTTTTAAAATAGTATATTATTAATTAAATCACGGAGTCTAAATTTGTTTAAAAAGGCAGCAGTATTTTCTGATATTCATTTTGGTCTTAAAAGTAATTCAAAAACTCATAATCAAGACTGTGAAGATTTTATAGACTGGTATATCTCCCAAGCACAGCAACAGAACTGTGAAACAGGTATTTTCTGCGGTGATTGGAATCACAATCGCAACAGTCTCAATCTCACAACCATGGATGCTGGCATTAGAAGCTTAGAAAAGCTAGGCAACGCTTTTGACAATTTCTATATTTTTGCTGGTAACCATGATTTATATTACAAAGACAAACGAGATATCAAAAGCACCGAATGGGCAAAACACATTCCTGGTATCACTGTAGTGGATGATATTGTTGTAATTGAAGATGTAGCACTTGTACCGTGGTTAGTAGGCGAAGAATGGAAGCGAGTTAAAAAGCTACAGTGCAAATACATGTTTGGTCATTTTGAATTACCATCGTTTTTGATGAATGCTATGGTTCGAATGCCCGATCACGGTGAACTTACTGCTGATCATTTGAAAAAACCCAAATATGTGTTTTCAGGACACTTTCATGCTCGGCAACAACAGGGTAATATACACTATATCGGTAATGCTTTTCCCCACAACTATGCTGATGCATGGGATGATCAGCGAGGTATGATGATACTTGACCGAGAAAACGACGGTGAACCTGAATATATTGACTGGGAACACTGCCCAAAGTACAGAACCATTAAACTAAGTCGATTGATCGACGAAGCAGCTACACTGATCAAGTCAAACATGTACCTGCGTGTTGAGCTAGATCTTCAAATCAGCTTCGAAGAAGCCAGTTTCATTAAAGAAACCTTTATTAAACAGTATGGTTGTAGAGAAATTACATTGATTCCTCAAAAACAAATAGAAGAAATCAATACCGATCTCGATATTGCTCAGTTTGAGAGTGTTGATCAGATTGTAGCCAACGAAATATCTGCGCTAGACACAGAAACATACAACAAAAAACTTCTTTTAGACATCTACAGTGGATTAGAACAATAATGACCATTAAAATTAAAGATCTTTCAGTACGTAACTTTATGTCAGTCGGAAATGTCTCGCAAGGTGTTAATTTTAATCGAGAACAATTAACACTTGTGCTGGGCGAAAATTTAGACCAGGGCGGAGATGATAGCGGTAGCCGTAATGGCACAGGAAAAACGACCATAATTAATGCTTTGTCATATGCTTTGTACGGACAAGCACTTACAAACATCAAACGAAATAATCTAATCAACAAAATCAACAACAAGGGCATGCTGGTTACACTTCATTTTGAAAAAGATGGAGTAGATTATAGAATCGAACGCGGACGTTCGCCTAATATTTTAAAATTCTATATCGATAATCAAGAACAAAAACTCACTGACGAAAGTCAAGGTGATAGTAGACAGACTCAAGAAACAATTAATACACTTTTAGGTATGAGTCACGACATGTTCAAACATATTGTTGCGTTGAATACATATTCTGAGCCTTTTTTGAGTATGAGAGCCAATGATCAACGGGCAATTATCGAACAATTATTAGGTATCACACTGCTAACTGAAAAAGCAACTGCTCTAAAAGAACAAATACGCATTACCAAGGATGCAATCACAGAAGAAACACTGAAAATCGAAGCTATACGTGCCGCTAACAGCAAAATTGAAGCCAGTATTGAACAATTAGCAAGCAGGCAGAGGGCTTGGCAAGCAAAAAATAAAAAAGACATCGAAAAATTTGAAAGTGCTATCCTAGAACTTGAACGGTTGGATATAGATCAAGAGCTTGAATCACACGAACTGTTGCAAAATTGGAATGAACTAAACAATGCACGAGAAGCATTAGGAAAAGAACGTTCAACTCTTGAGACTGCGCTGTTAAGAGCAGACAATTCAGTTAAAAAATTACAAAAGGACATCAAAGACCTAGACGATGCAGTATGCTATGCTTGTGGCCAAGAACTGCATGAGGATAAAAAATCAGAAATACTTGCCAAAAAGACCAAAGAGTTAAATGATTCAACATCATATCAATTAGAAGTAAGTAAAAAACTCGAAGATGTTATGAAAGGTCTCAAAGACATAGGCGATATCGATCGTCGACCGTCGACATTCTATGATACTGCTAAAGCAGCTTATGACCATAGAAGCAATGTAGATGGCCTAAAACAATCTCTAAAGTCAAAACTTGAAGAAGAAGACCCATATCAAGCACAAATTGATGATCTCAAAACCACTGCCATGCAGGAAATTTGTTGGGATAAAGTAAATGACCTCACAAACTTTAAAGATCATCAGGAATTTTTATTAAAACTGCTCACAAACAAAGACAGTTTTATTAGAAAAAAGATTATTGATCAAAATCTAGCCTATCTGAACAATAGACTAACTTATTATTTGGATCGATTGGGATTGCCACATCAAGTTACCTTTCAAAATGACCTATCAGTTGAAATTACTCAACTAGGTCAAGACCTAGACTTCGATAATTTAAGTCGAGGCGAACGCAACAGACTGATACTGGGGCTAAGTTTTGCGTTTCGAGACGTTTGGGAAAGTCTTTACCAG